ATCAATAATATCTTTGCCTAAACTATCCAGCAGTGCTATTGTGAAATTATTTGATACACCAGCACCCGGAACAACATAAACCCGTGTTACTCTACCCCTAATCTTTTTTGACACACCCGTCGCATCACCCTCTGATGCACCTGTGCCAGTAGTGCATGTGAACCGCATCTGTTTCATTATTCCCAATTCGTCAACATAACTCGCTACTGATGCCATATTATCACCTCATCTTGTAAAGAGACGGGAGGGAGATCACGATAACCTCCCGCCCTCAGCTGACTGTAAAGATATTTTCTGAACCAGTCAGCTTAAATTTAATATCGTGACCATAAACAGATGCCTATGGTCACTCGGCGAAGCAGGGGAGTATCACCTCACCTAGTCCTCATCTTATTTATTCTAAATCAAGCATAATAAATGGCGCAGCTTGTGTCCCTGCTGCTGTATATGACAGCACATATCCAGCATATTGCATGTGTTCGGTATAAGCCGATGTATCATCATAGCAATCTATTGATCCATCATGTCGGAAACCAACTTCTGCGTGATGCGTTGTTCCGACTGTTGCCTGTGGATCAATGAATGTGGGTCCATGAGTCAGTAACCATCCATAAGGATATGCCGTTACAACAGGACCCATCCATTGCCCGATAAACGCATGATTCCCGCCGCCATTACCTGTTCTCACGTCGATATAAGGGCTTGCAAATATTTCAACAGTCTCAGTTGCCGCAGTCACCGCCGCCGGAAGCACGCCTTCAATAGTCAAGGTCATTGACCCGCCACCAGAAGCGACTGCTGTATTAGCTAAAATGCGTTTTATAATGATCGTAGCATCAGCGTGCCATACAATGACATATCCATCTTTGAGATAGTTTGCAGCAATGACGCCATCCCCTGCAATGCCATCAGTACCCCCAACAGTAACATATATGATTGAAGTTCCGATTGCTGATGTTGTCGGCACAGCATCATGTCCAGTTATTTGATAGTTATATCCCCACGCTCCGCGCTGAGTCAAAACACTAGCCCCACCAGTTTTGGCATAGCGATATTTATTACCCATCTTATCCTCAAGCAAAGTTCCCAGTGAATATTTGGCTGTTGCAGAGACTGCTGTAATATCTTGATGCAAAGTGTAGGCATATTTTTCGCCATAGAGCCTATATTTTTCGCTCATTTCTTTTCCTTTCTTTTAGATGTTCTTATCATCTTATCTTCATTTGGTTTATCAATATTTTTATGAGAGTCAAGCCCAATCGCCTGACCATCACGGATCATTATCTTAGCTATCCAATCAGCGACATCAGCTTCTGAGCCTTTTTTATTCTTGCCGATGTCTGTTATAAACTTGACTCTCATGATCTACCCCCTTTTTAATTAGTTCTTGCGTCAGGTGGCATATCGCCCTTGAATCTGGCATCAGAAAGCTCTACCAATACGCATACAGGCGTGGTGGTCAGTCCTGCCGCCAATGCGACAGCGAAGCAATCCCAGCCTGCGCCTTCGGGATCAAGTTCGATAGCATCAAGCTCAATAATCCAGTCCGTATTAACTGTTGAAAACGTCTTTGTATATGAGCTAACTGCAGTCTTGGTGTATGCCTTTGTCTCGGAGGCATCCTCACCATTGGATGCCGATACGTTAGCATTGACATAAACAGTGTCCCAAAGAGTCCAAGTCTCAGCATCGCCACCCGCAACAGTCTTTGCTCTGTTAATAGTGACCGCACACGTTCCGGTTATCGCATTACCAACGATAATATGAATCTTGGCATGGCGATAATTTTTCATAGAAAAATAGTTTGACACCAAAGCCCCGGATACCGCTTGCGGTGTTATACCGGGAAGCATATACCGTTCATTTGCATCTATGATCTTGTTTAAGTCGCTCATTTTATCTCCTTTATCTAAATGGCGTCATTCACGCCCATTGTTTATCTTATGAAGTTGCCAGGGTTACTATCGGGCTGGTATATGTCACCCCGTCTTCCTCTAGCTTAGTTGACATCCACCATGGCTGACCGTCATTGCTGGTTATGATCCTGAACGCTGTTTGGTTATAATCAAAGTAGAAGTGTTCAGATACGTCCCATTGATCGCCATCAGATTCAAACGCTCTGAGATACATACCAAGATCAGTCAGAATGATGTCGCCTTCTGTACCGGGTGCGGAGCAAGCAAATGATTTAAAAACCGGGAAATCCAGCAAAGTGTTGGATTTTGGGTCATACCAGTTCATTAGCTGTCCCGATAGCCCAAGTGATGCAGCCGCAAAGGTCAAAGGTGTCATCATCGTGGGGTGCATAATCCAGCATGGAGATGTCGCATCATCAGTCAAATGCTCTATCATATGCGTCAAGTTTTGAGGATAAATGGGGTCTGTTGATCTCACTTGACCACTTTCGACTGTCATAGCAAATCTGCAAGCCGCGTTAATGAGTCCCAATAACTGTCCACCTGCGCCAGTGCCTTTGATTATTTCACGTGTCACAGTCTTCCCGATAGCATATTTGAACATCTGATTTAGTAGCACCTCTACCGCTTCCGGTGTCCTGCGCATCATCTCATTAGTGGGTGCTGTCATGCCTACAAGTTCTTCACATTTCAACTCAATCATCGCCCATTCAGGCGCGGATGCTGTGAGTTGCCGTTTTTCGGCTCTTCGGTATACAGCTATGCCATTGAAATAGGTATTTGAATTTTCATCATAGCTCACTAATGCAGGCATATTTATCACATTGCCCTGTCTCAATGGAATAGATCGGGTGCGCCCAATGATAGGAAATTCGGTCATTATTGATGTCAGCAAGTCTGCCGACCACTGTGGCGCCATAAGGAACGCACCTGCAGGACCCGATAACCCATCAGGACCCGTCCCCGCAGCCTTACTTTCGACAAACAACGGTTCAAGGCGTTCATCCATCTTGCCGGTGGTGCGGAACTTTACTACCTCATAAGCCTGTTCTGCTAATGATTTGAATCCTCGTGTAGGGTCTTCCTGCTTTTCGCTTGGCATCTTGCTATAATCAGGCTGTTCAGAATATTTTTTGATGATCGCCTGCAGTTCCTTTTCCTTTTCCTCGAGTGATTTGATTTTTGCATCTTTTTCATCAGGCAACTCAATATCAGGCATGGCATCTTCTGCAATGGCTTTATCTACCATCTCAGTAGCCTTGTCTTTTTCTATTCCCTGCTTGATAAGAGTCTCTATCGCTTTTTCTTTACCGTGTTCTTTGATTGCTTCTTTTAGTGTCATTGTCATATCTCCTCTAAAGTTATAGATTAATTCCAGTTCTCATTCCGATATGACATCTCTTGTTTCCACAGAACATCTCTTAGGGGATCACCCCGTTAATGTCTCTAGCTTCTACATAATGTCTAAACAAACTCCCCTTTTAGATATTTACTGTGATCTTCCGTGGTTATCTCGACATCGGGAATATCTATCTCAATGTCAAGCTCTTTCTCTGTTTCAATGACTATCTCCGGCTCAGGGTCTATTGTGATTATGTCTTTCATCTCAAGCAAATCAAGCCGATGTAATATAGCTTCCTGATTATCCTTTATTTCAGCAAGCGTCAACTCTATATCAGACCCTTGCTTGACCGTGTATATGCCATCATCGCTTTTTTGAATCACTGACCCGCTTTCTATGTATTCCCGCACAATAGCCTTGATTTCGTTAGCTGACTCTCTGGATTCTTTCAATGCTTTCTCCATGTCATCAACCCTTGCACTGCGATTCGCTGGCACATTTACTGCGCTGATTTCAAGCAGTAATTGATCAACGAATATGCGCCTAATCTTACGCTGTTCATCAGGTTTAGGGTCTAGCCAGTCGTAAGCCTTGAACCCGACACTGAATGAATCCATGAGATTATCAAGATATAACTCCCCGAACCCTATGCCGAAAGCGTTAGGTCCGTATTGCGCCCTAAACTTTGTTCTTGTAGCTTCCTTTTTGCTAGGATCAGCCTTTATCCACCACATTTTCCCGATTGGATCATCATAATATGCATGATGCGATAAAAACTTCACCAATTTTGCGTCAAAGCTTTCAGGTCGCCACTTGGTTTGATCTATTACCTCATCATCCAGATCAACATCATTCGTGCTTGCAAACCCTGTCACAACAATGATGCGTCTATCCTGATCATCCTTTGCTTCTTGCACAGAATGAATAATCTTTGGCGCTGATTGCTTGACTACCCATCCACCTTTTTCAATTATCTCCATCATCATCACCTGCTAAATGCCAGCTAGCAAGCAAAGAAAAAACCGGCTAGAGTTTATAAACTTTACTCGCTAGCCGGCTTTTTCGTTTCGTATTCAGTTGTTAAGAAAGATTAATCCTTCTTTTATGTTAGAACTAAAAACTTATCTGGATTGTGAATAAATCCCTAAACTTTGCCCTTGCCTTAACGAAGTATGGCTTCGCATTCGCCATCATGGAACGCCATTGACTCTCTGACTTGTGATCTCTAAGAGCGTCAATGGTATAATTAATGAGTGCCGGGCTTGTTATTAATTGGTTCATTTTTTTATTGTTATTCTTGTCCAAATATTAGGCGACCATTTATCTTTTACGTCATTATCCAATGATGATGCTGGCAGGCTTTCTATGACTAATTTATCTGCTATCGCCCTTACCAACTCATCAGTAACCTCAATATCCAATGAGTCCTTGATCTTCCCTTTTGCTAGTATCTTCACATGATTATAGCTGACTTTGATTTCGGTCTGCTCCGGAGCAGTGTCAACAGCTTCCTCAATATCAAACTCAACTATGCCTATTTTGCGGTCTATATCCTCAATGTAACCCCAATATTCAGGACGAAACGTGATGCAAACCTTATCACCGACTGCTAAACTTTCAAACTCTTTTGCGTCCATTATTTTCACTCCCCTTTATAATATAACTATCGGTTTAAGACAGCATCTATCATGCGGATGCGCTGGCGGTCTGGTAATCGGTTCATAATCAAAGGTATATGTAACCGTCCCCTTGCCATCGAATTTCGGCAGGGTAATACTTGATCCTTGCTCATACCAAACGCCATCTAATCCCAGCTTTCTGCCATTCATATACGCACAAAACTCGCAGGTCAATAAATCGTCAATCGCTAACCACTGTTTAGACTCAACAACACCCGATGCCTTATATCCAAGCAACGCCCCTTCATTTTGCGCCCTTAACGCCTCCGTCCTCGCTGTCATGTAGGCTCTAGCCTTTGTCATACCCTTGAATAACTCACGAATACGCTGTGTTATCTGTGCAATACTCTCGCCTTCTCTGTATGCCTCCTCTAGCGTTGCAGACAGCATATCTAATGTCGTCTGATTAACTGACCGGGCAAATCTGACTGAATAATCACTGGCAAACTGTAAAACTTCGGGCTTGACCACA